TCATTTGTTGTCACCCTTCTCAATACAGCCCGGCGCTGTATAAGCTTTCGCACGTTCGCTGTCCGACACTCCCGGAGTAGTCGGGTCTATCAGCGCATTGTATACACTTGCGAGCACGCTGACCACGACATACGGATTCCCCACCGCTTGCTTTATCAAATCCCACAGTGCGCTCCAGCTCATAATATCCGCTCCGGTCACTCCGTAGTATACGCCCACCGGCGTCGCTATCGCCAGTATTATAGCCAGCCAGAACGACCAGTTTTTCATTCTCACTTTTAAATTCATTATTTCTCTTTCCTCCTTTTACTCATACCAAATGTATATGAGCGTGTTTTGTGTTATCCATCCAAACAGTCTATCTGTGTTGTTAACACGGTTTTTTCGCTTTTATATTTTTATCATATTGCACTTTTTGTAATTTTATGCGATAATAATAATAATAATGGAAAGGTACTAAAGACATGAAAAAACACCTTCTTACTCTTTTTGTTGCCGCTACGGCAATGTTCACGCTTGCTGCCTGCAGCACTCCATCGAACACCGAAGCATCCGAGAGTGCCGTCACTTCTGCAGAAAGTGCCGCTCCTACAGAGAACGTCGCCCCTGCAGAAACCGTACTGGTTGACAACGACGACATAACTGTGGTATTAACAGACACAGATCCCGACGATATGTTCGGATACGTCCTTAAACTCCGGCTTGAAAACAAAACAGATAAAACACTTATGTATTCAGCCGAAAATGTATCTGTGAATGGTTTCATGGTTGAACCGCTCTTCGCGCAAACAGTCTCAGCAGGCAATAAGGCTAATGCAGATTTCACTATATTCGACACTGATCTCGAGGATAATCAGATAAGCGAAGTCAACGAAGTAAAATTCTCGCTTCGCGCATATAACGATGATGATTGGACTGAAGATGCCATATTTGAGGACGAGCTTACAATCAATCCGTGATTAAATACGGGCGGCTTATGTCGCCCGTATTTTATTTTATCCGCCTTTCGCTTCCCACCTTTCTGTTAAGTCTTTAACCATACGCCTCCCAGAGCAGTAACCGTATTTTTCCCCGCTATGCCGTCTTCTTTCAAATTAGCCTTGCGCTGATAAGCTTTCACCGCATTTCGAGTCTTTTTCCCGAATATACCGTCTATTTCCCCGCAGTCGCAGCCAGCTGCCTTCAATCTGCGCTGAAGCTCGCTGACGTCTGCTCCGCGCATCATAGGGCTTGTCTTTTTCAGCAGACGGCTTACTGTCCAATCAGCTTCGATATCAAATATCTTCGGTCTGCCGTATGCGTTCCAATAGCTGCTGCCGCTTGCGTCTATGCCGCGCTTTACTACGCCGTCGTCCCGCCCTTTGGCTTCTATCACCTGCAAATCGTCCGATACTACATACCCTATATGATATGCGCAGCCCTTTTTATCTCCGTTTCTATACACTCTGAAAACCCAGTCTCCTGCCCTGAGCTCCTCACGGCTTATCGCCCTGCACTCTTTCATCATGCTGTCTGCGTTCATGTCATGCCCGTATATCCCTGCCAAATTTTGCAGATAAAACATACCCAACCCGGAACAGTCAAACGCTCTGATATTTTTGTATCCTGCGTTTACGCGCTTTTTCCATAGCTTGACAGCTCTGTTTGCGTTTTCCGTGCTTGTCTCTTTTTTCTTAATCCAGCTTTCGGATATGTCGCTCTCGCCCTGCGCGCCCCAGACGTATATGCTTCCGTTCTCTGCTTCCTTTTTTAGATATGTTACGAAACTCCCGATGCTGCTCTCCACTTTTCCTCCCTATACTTATTCAGCTATCTCCAGCGCATATGTCAAATGCGCCGGAAGTATTTCCTCTAAATACCTAATCACACTTGTATAATTGTCAGGTCTGGCTGATAATGCAATTCCCACTTTGTTTTCAGCTGAATTTTCCGTCAATGTGACGGTGACTCCCGAATATTTTTCAAGCATATTCTTGAATCTCTCCGGCGTCATGACTCCGCTCTCCATGCCCAGCGCATCTATGAGCATTTCCTTCCTGTTTTCAAGCGTATTGTTCTGCTGCCAAAAATTCATAAACCTTTCCCACTCGTACACTCCTTCCTCGCTCGCCGTCTCCAGTCTCAATTCTGAAAGAGCTTTTTCAAAAGCCTGCTCCAAAGCATCTATTTGCTCCTGCTCTATTTCAAACAGCTCTTTGATCTCCTGTATTTCCCTCAGGAACGCGGGTACTCTCTCAGTCAGCACTCAACGACACCGCCTGATACACGGGGAACTCTCCCGTTCCCAAAGTTATATTGGAATTCATGGCATTCAATCTGACTGTATCATAAGAACGCACTCCTTCTACTTTCAAAACCTCACTCACCTCCATCAATCCGACCATGCTTTGCTCATACGTAACCTGAGCGAGGAATTCTTTCAGTTTAGGTATGACAGAACCTCGTACTCCCGCAACGGTGTATCCCGGATCGAGCAGCACGTGAGCCGAAAGCCGCACATTCACAGCCGTTCCCGCTGTAACCGTTACTTCCGCACAAAGCGGACGCAAATTGTCGATATGCTCCTGCACCTCCGCTATCAGCTCTGTACTGGGAACTGTATTGCCCGCCGCCGTTATATACACGGTCACGCATCCTGCGGACGAAGATATGACCTGAGCGCGATATACTCCCTGAATCTCTGTCGCCCATCTCACATAATCGCTCTTATTCCCTCCCGACATAGGCAAAGACCATCTCAGACTCACTCTGCGTCTGAGCTCGTCGTCGCTTTCCTCTTCACTGCCTCCGCTCGCCGCCACTGCGTTGGTAACACCGGTAATCCCGGGATAATCGTCCGCCAGCTCTATCACCTGACCTGCAAGTACGTTCCCCTGCTCTCCGACCTCCGCGGCCGTTGCCAAGACGTCTACGCTGCCCTCCTTCGGTATATCCGTAGCATTTAACACTTCAAATACTATGTCTCCCGCCGCCGCTCTCAGGCCTGCCGGCACCTCTGCTCCTTCCTCCCCTGAAATCGTCAAAAGCACCTGTGCCGCACTGGCAGCCTTGCGGTTTATGCCGAAGTTCGCAGCCGAGAGAGTGAGATCCTCTCCGCTCGCCATACTCGGAAAAAACCGCATGGGCATATTACTGACTCCCTTTTCCCATATATTGTCCAGCTCCGCCGCAACCGCCAGAAGGTTATCCTGACTAAAACTGCCTTCAATTTTGCTGGCAGGGTTTTGCAGCGCAGCGTACATATCGTCATATCTGCTCATAAATCCTCGCCTCTCCTTATTCTACATCTGCTCTAAATCCGCATTAAGCTCTTCTCTATAGCTGCCATACACACTTTGAACCGCAAAGCTCACCCGCACCTCACTTCCGTCTCGGGAAAATTCAAACTCGCTCAAGCTCTTTATATAACTGCTTTTGATAAGACATTCTGTTATGACCCTTTCCAGCTCATCATACAGAAGATCTGTCTCTGCTATGCCTCGCAGCTCTCGTATATCGCTTCCCATGCTTTCACTGTACGCAGTAAACACGCCTTTCTGCGTAAGCAGCTGCTTGTGTATCCATATTTTCAACGCCTCCAACCCATAAACTTTATATTGTCTCCCTCCCCTCAATTTCATCTTTTTACTTTCGAAATCTACAGCCCAATCACTCAGCAGCTCTGTTTCGCTTGCTTTTTCTGTCTCTGACGATTGAAAATACATATCACGCCTCCTCCAGCTTACACAACACCAGACACTCCTCGCCTTCGTTTATTTTGACCGCAACGGAATCTCCGACCCGGAGCCTTTTTCGTTCACATTCCCCTTTCAGATATTGCACAGTTTGATATAACGCTCCGTCTTCCTCAGAGACGGCAGGCGGTTCATCTGTCGCTGTCAGATCAGGCGAAACCCAAATCCCATGTGAAATTGTCACTCCTCTGACTCGGATTTTTATCGGCAACGTCTCCTCTACGGTCCCACGATACACATTGTCTGCGCACGAGACCTGCGCTCTCATCAGAGCTAACAATCCTTTATATGCGTCCATCTCCTCCTCCTGCTTTATCGAATCAACTGCAATACCATAATCCTTTGTTCGGGCGTATATATATGCTTGTCCGCACCTATGACATATACGCCGTTCAGTCCCGCTTCGCTCCTTTTCACAATGACCGCCTCCCCCGCTATGCAGCTTGTATTGTCCAAAGCTGACAGCTTGGCCGTCTTTTCCATGCTGCGCAGCTTTTTGGCAGCCTCCGTACTGCTGCTCTTGGTGCTGACCTCCGTATATGTACGTGTAAATGTTCCGTATTTCGCTCTGTCCGATGCGTTTTGCACATAGCCGCGAGGTCTTCTCGTCTGCCTGTCTAATATGACAACTCTGTTTACCATGTTTTCAATTGAATCCGTCTTTTTAGCAGATATTATCTGCTTTTGAAGCGTCGGTGCATCTTTTGTGCTTATTTTTCTTATGCAGATTTTCCCGTTCTCACTGCGTATCACATACGATCTCGCCCCGTCTCCATCGTAGGCCTTTCTTAAAACTGCAAAAGCCGTCATATCTCCGACGCTTATCACATTTTCTCTTCCGCTCCTGACGGCTATGCTGCCTGCGCTGAGCCCCAGATCGTTCAGCACTCTGCGCGCTATCTCCTGCGGCCTGGCGTAGTATTGTCTGCTGATATAATTCCTCGCCAGATATATTCCGTTGTCCACTGCCTCAAAAGCACAGCCGTACTGTGTTCTTTCCGCATATATTATTTTCCCTGTAAAAAGCTTGCTCTTGCCTTCTGTAAGCTCTACTATGTCACCTATGCTTACGGCCTCTCCGGGCATGAGTCTCACATTTACGCTTCTCGCCGCCAGCTCTATATCTCCGGACCAGACGACCTCCTCCGCCCTTTTCATTTCATCTTCTTTGCCGTTTATTATAAGCTTCACGTTTCCTCCCTGCTATATATCGCGGCACTCTATCAACTCCAAGCGAATGTATATGTCCTCGTCTCCCTCCACCGCCGTCGTCGTAAGATTAGTAATGTAATACGTACCGTTCTCCATGCCGCTGACGACCATGCGCACTTTTCTTTTGTTCTTTTTCCAATCGTAAAAAGTGCTTATCACTGTTTGCTGAGAGAGAGCCTGACGCCTCATGGACGATTTATCCGACGGCAAAAACGTCTCGATATTCGCAGTGCGCAGCGCCTGACCTCCTACCTCCGCATATTCTCCGTCCATCAAGCTGTATTTTCGCACTATCTGCGGATAGCTTACGGATAGTCTCTTTGGGTTGACGTCCAGCACTATCCGCTCGCTCCCGTACGACAGCGCAATGCTTCGCGTGTTTTTCATACTTTTTCCTCTCCGTTACTATTCTGCTATTCCATCGCAGCGTTGACTCTCTCCAGCTTGTCGAGCAGCCGTTCCGCAATCTCGTCTATATCCACATCGCTGCTTCCTCCCCGCATTTGCAAATTTTGCTCCGCTTCTCGAATTACTTTCTGGCTGTATATCATTTCCAGAGCCTTGTATCCGCGTTCTCTTCTCTCTTCCTCCGAGCTCTCCTCGTCTTTTTCCGACTTTGCGTTGGACATATCGGTCTCTGTCTGAACGTGCTCATCTGCTTCCGCCTCCGCCTCGGCCGAATCTGCTTCAATTTCCTCCTGCCATATTTTTTCCCAATTTATGCTAACGCCCATTTTTCTCCTCTCTGTAAAGCATATTCGCTATGTAAAAGCTCCGCTCATAATCGTTCAAGGCGTCTATAACAAAATGCGGTATTCCTCTCTCCAAATAATACGAATACAAGCGGGCGGCAGGATGCCCGCCTATAATTTTTTTACTGCATATACCTCCGGAGAAAACTTTAACCTGACTCCCTGACCTGAAAGCGCAGTTATTCGGTCTATTAATATCTGCTTTTCTCTTTCCGTGAACATATCCGCAATATCAGGGTAATCCGCTATTTTCTCCTGACGTACCAGCTCTTCCGCCGCCTCTCTCAGCTCCGGACACGCGCAGTATATTGCACGATTGACCTGATGCTCACGCGGTATCGGCGCAGTAAACACGCTGTTCCATTCCTCCGCATTCAGTCCATTCAAGTTCAGCTCCATGCCGCTTATTTCGAATTTTTGACTATTTACAGCCACCGGCTTCGTCAGCAGCTCGTCACATTTTTTAACTAATTCAGAAAGATTCATTCCGCCTCCACTTTGTCCAAATATGTCAGATCGCTCGGCGTAAATCTGAACGACATCTTTGTTGAAATGAGCCTCCCATGCGTAAAGCTGAGCACGTCCAGATTTGTAAACTTCACGTTATTCACGGCAACTCTCTCTATCTGTCCGCCCTCGGCGTCCGGATCCTCCACCCATGCTACGATTCTCACGACATATTCCTTGCCCTTTTTTATGCTTTCTACTATATCCGCGGCGCGCGAATAAGCCTTCACCGCCTCTATGCTTCCGTACCCTGCTCTCCCGGTCATCTTAGCGTCTAAATCCATGCCTCGCTGAACGTCCGTGTATTCCACATTCACGTTGATGCTCACTCCGCTTACCTCGCCCCAATCCTCTCCGTTTATTTGCAGGTATCCGAACGAGCCGTTCAGCCTCTTTTTCCCTTCTACAAACTTGGCCATAATATCACTCCTTTTTTCAGTTAAGCATGACGCTGATATACACGTCCTCCATAGCGTCCAAAAGCTGTATGTTTACTTTGACATAAACTCTCTCGTCCGTATCCGATTTAGCTATCTCTATGTCGCTCATTTCTGCCGTGTCTATACCCAGTCCGCTCAGATACGTTTTCTGCGCCTCAATATCCACAGAAGCGCTGTTCTCATAATCAGGAGAAAGCACGCTGCCCTCCAATCCGGCAAAATAAGCAATGAAATCCGCATTCAGAGACTGCTTATTTGCATAGCTGTTCACTCTTTTGCCCTTGTACAAGCTGCGGAATATCTCGGCCATATCCCGCCGAATGAGGTCGCAGCCTTCCACATGCTTTATTTTTTTGAAAAGAGACGGTGCGGCGGCGTCTGTCAGCGACGTAACCGCGCGGGCTATTTCGTAACTCTCCCCGTTGTAAGTTAATATAAGTTTTCCTGCGTTTATATCCGCGTCGGCGTCCGCACTCTCATCCGCAGCCGAAACGTCCTCCAGTTCATATCCCGTAGCCGAACGATCCAGCGCCATACCCGCCAAAAGCCCTGCTATTGCCGGAGAATACGTCTTTGCCGAATAGCTTTTTTCACTCCCGAGCAGATTTGACTTTATATTCCCCGTCGTAAAATTTACAACGCCCTCGCAGTTCGGCGAGCTTCCGCCTCCTACGACTGCTTTAAACGGCTTTCCCTCCGCTCTCTGCGCCTTTATCCATGTTACTATCGCCGCGTTATCTTCGTCCGACGCACCGGGCATGCAAAGCCAATCCCAATCCAAGTTCGCAATACTATTAAGAGCCGCAGCAGTATTGCTCCCCGAATTTGCAGCCGTAACCTTTGCCGCTCCCTTATAAAACGCCATTTTAACTATGTCTGCGTTTTCGCCGCTGAGCTCGCTTCCTATTTCGGATATCTCTGAATAACTCCTGACGCCCAGCTCGCTCTGAGAGAGCAGTATCGCGACTCTTCCTCTCGCCGATCTCTCTATTGCGCTGTGCGTCAGCTGTTCAAAAGATATATCTATCACCGGCAGTCCCATCTTTTCCTCCTTATTTTTACTTCAGCTTTAATTTAAAATCACTTCCAAGCGTTTGCATGAGCTTATCGTCGCTTTCCGAAGCGGGAGCGCAATCGTCGTAAAACTCAAACTTTATGTCCGCATATCCCGCGCCTGCGCTTCTCCAATATTCCACACTCTCAGGCGGCAGCTTTCTGTCCGATATGTATACGACGGGCCTGATGCTATTGCCTATTTTTGCACTTATCTCTGAAAATCCGGACGCGCTCATCGGCTTTCCTTCAGTAATCTCTACGCGCACTGTCACTTCTCGTTTTACGCTGTCTGCGCTCTCCGCCGTCTCTTTAATCCTGTTTATGCTAATCAGCGCGCTCAGCTCTCCCGTTGTTTTTCTGGGAGACTCTGCGTATATTCTCGCCCCTATATCTGACAGCGCTCTTGCCACTCCCATGACTATCTGATTTGCTGTTATCACTTCATCCGCTCCTATACAATCTCCCATACGCGCATTCTGGTGTCGCCATGTGTCGAATAAACATGAGTTCTCCCTGAGCGCCCGATATAAACCATGCCTCCGCGCTTTATTTCCACTCTGTCTCCCGCCGCGATCAGCACGTCCGGCGGCGCAATTATAGTGTACATCTCATATGATTCAGGCAGGCTTTTCTCGTCTTTCGCTATGCTGCTCATTCTCTGCGAATATCTGTACAGACTGCACGGCACGTCTCTGTATATCACTTTCTCTTTCTCCGAGTATATTCCATCCGCGCCCTTCTCGCCCTCCACTCGGTACACAGTCAAGCTGTCCTTGAAGAGCTTTTCAGCCGCTCTTTTTGCATTTTGTATTGTCATATAAGTCTCCTGTATGAGCTCAGCAAATCTCTGAGCCTTAATCCGGAATCTCCCGCATACGTTAAGCTCACGTTCCCTTCCGTTATAGCAGCCACCGCATCTCCGTCCGCTATGTATTCCGCCGCCGCCCATTCCAACTCCTCAGGCAGACTTTTTCTTTTTAGATAAGCGGCTATGGTTTTCACCGCCGCTTCGGTCTGTGCCGCCAGCTCGTCTGTTGCCTCACTCATGCCTCTGATTTCAGCTGCCATCTGCGCTATCCTGGTTATCTGCTCCTGCATTCATGTCTCCCTTTGTTTTATTTCATGGCGGCCGATTTTGCCTCGACCGCCTCCGGAGAGTTTTTACTTCACTACTACTGTAATTTCACCGCTTGACGCCACAGCTTTTCCGTCTACCGCCGCCGCCACGACTAGCTTTTTGCCCGCTGTCGATGCAGTTTCTATGCTGCTCTCGGTCATCTTGGTAAATCCTGATAACTCTTCTCCGAAAGTTACACTCGCCGCTGTCGTATCTATCTTATAGTAATACTCTACGCCCGCTTTCATCGCAAGCTCCGCTCCGGCTGCCGTTATGAGCGTGCTGCCGGCTGCGCTGCCTGCCTCGCTCGCTGCGCTAAGTACTCCTAAGCCTGATTGATAAGAATATATAGCGTCCTTTTTCATGTTGAGTACAAATGCGTCATAATACACTCGCCCTTCCACAAGCCAGCCGTTCATCCCCGGGGGGTTGTCGTGTACTTTATACTCCGCCAGCTTTTGAGGCGCGACCGTCGCGTCCGGATGTGCAATTATAAACTCACACCCAAACGGCAAATACTCCCCCGGCAGAACATATACGTCCATGCCGTCGGCCTTCGCTATGCTTCCCTCCGTCAGCATCGCCTGGGAGCTGTCCGCTCCGCGCACAAAATTCGAGTCCTGCTTGAGCTTAGTATAAAAATCTGCGCTCATGAAAATTACTCTGCCGTCCGTCCGCACCTTGTCGTTTGTCAGCTTTGCCGAAGCCTTGAGTATAGCTTCATACGCCCCGAGAGAATTGTCCGAGCCATGCGTACCCGCAATATACATTTTCAGCAGTCTATGCTTGTCTATTTCGGGGAGCACCTCCTGATCTATCTGCCTTTTCAGCGCGAGACCTGCCGCCATCGCCATTTCCGTGTCGGCGTAATTCCCTCTGTCTATGCTGAACGTGAAGGATCTGTCCATGCTCAATTCAAGCTGCTGAGTAAAGTTATCCAGTTCGGCCGGAGTTCCGTATCTGTTTTCGCCCTCTCTTGCGTAATCTCCCATCGCGACCGTCGGCACAGAGTAGACGTACACCGTCTTAGCTCCTGTGAAGTCGTAATCTGAGTTCACACCGGAATGCGTCAGCGCGCCAAGCGCAAACTTTTCATCAATTATATTCGAATACTTTGATGCGTAATTTACCGCCATATTATTTCCTCCTCATGCTTCAGTTTCCGCGTCTATAAAATCCGCGAAGAAAATCATCTCTGATTTCGCGCTCGCCTTCCATGGGAGAATATCCCGGCGTCTTTTTGCGCACCGCGTCGCTCACTGCGCGATTGAATTCCTCAGAGAATCTATCCACGCGATCGTCCGTCTCCTGCTCCGTCTCTCCCGCGAGGAACTCAGCGAACGCCGACGGCATGTTAAGTTCCTCAAGCAAAGCCGCCGCCTGCGCTTCTCTCTTCATCCTGTTTAGCTCCCGCTCCAGCTCCTCCGCTCTGGCCTCCGCCTGAGCCAGCTTCCTTTCTATGGAAAATGTGCCGGATTCTTTTCTTATCTCCGGTTTATTCTGCTCCTCCTGTTCCCCATTCGCTTCTTTGCTAAATACTAGCCTCTCTCTGCCTTTGTTTTCCGTCATATTTCCTCCTTGTGTTGTTTACCCGCCTTTGTCCCGCTTGCGCGCTCCCATTTCTCATTTTGTGAAGTTGTTAGGTTTAATTCGGCTCTTTACTTGCTTTTATTTCATCTCCTTCCTCCATCCTCTCCTCTTCCTCCGCAGCGCTCACTCCGGTTACGCTCTCGAGCATTTCCCGCAGAGTCTTGTCGCTGACTATCCCGCGAAGCTTGTTCACAATATCCACTTGATTGCTCAGCTCCTGTGGCATATTCTTAATGTATTCCACGCTCACGTTGTGCGCCGGCTCTCCTATGTCCTCATTGTACAGCGCTTTTGCCGCCGATCTGATGAGTCTCATTCTGTTAAAAAGCCCTTTCTCCATTCCGGCGGCTTTTCTGGAAAATAACTGATCTATGCCCCAGAGCTTGTATCTGATTGCAACGCCCGAGCTTATACCCGAGAAGCATTCGTCAGTCAGATCCGGCACTCCGCAGACCTGCAATATGTCCGCTTTCAACGTAGCCTTATGATTTTGCATGGCTGCGTCGTTTATATTCTTAGTTATGTAGCTCGCCCCTCCGTCAGAAGGAACGGCTATCACTCTCTCCGTCCTCAGCACTTCCATGGTCTCCTCGTCGGGCTGCTCAAATCCGTTGAGTACAAGATAGGCATTGGCTATGGACTGCATATCATCCGCCGCGCCGGAAAGCGCAAGATTGTAAAGATCTATGTTTTCCATAGCAGCTTCAAAGTCTCCCATTCTGAACCTTCCGTTGACGTATTCCGTTACATTCGGCGCTTCAAACGGAGTTTCTACACTTCCCGTTATTTTCAGCTTGCCTCCGCTCATTTCGAACTGCCGCGTTCTGCCCGCTTCGTATATTTCTCCCATAAGCCGCGCATCCCTTGTGAAATATCTGACCGCGGCGATGGGCTCTCTGTCTATAGAGCCGGAATATATCACAAACGCCTTTCTCGGGTCGAGAGCACATATTTTTATTTTTTTGTCCTCGCTTATGTATACCAAATCATACCCTGCCCCGGCTATGGCCATATTCTGCGCAATCTCAAAGTTTACGCCGGCCTCGTCGTTCTCGTCAAAAATCCTGCCGAGAACTCTCTCCGCCGTAATGTTGGAGTATTTGTATTTAGGCGCCGCTCCGGCGAAATACCCCGTCGCCGTATCTACTATATACTTCGCCAAATTAGTATTGGCTCTGTTGTCCGGTCTGCCTCTCGCCGTTACGCCTTTGTTCACGCTGACATTGCCGAGATAATAGTCGAAGCATCGCTGTATCTTCGCTCCGTCTCTTCTGTGAGCCTCGATAATCTCCAATATCCGCGTGTCGTTTAGCTCGCTCTTGTCTAAAATATAGCTGTTTATCATCTCGCCCTCATCTTTCTGATTTTTGATTTTTTATAGTTTCACGCTTCTCACTCTGCGAGATTTTCTCTCTCCTTCTATGGCATACCTAAGCGCGGCTATGGCGTCGTCCTCTCCCGGCGCGGGCTCGTCGTAATACTCCCCTGACCGACTGTCCTGCTGCCATCTCCATCCTCTCAGCTCCCTGATGAGATTGCTGCACTTTGAATCTATATATATCCTTCTCGATTTTAAATAATCTATCTGCGCCATTATGCTTCCCTTCTCCTTGCTTACGGGTACGGCGCGGTATCCCGCCGTGCGCCATGTGCGTATTCTGTCCGGCTCCGCACTGTCACAATACATCGTAATCCGCCTGCTTATGCCTCTTTCCCTCGCCAGCTCTATAAGCTCTCGCGTATCCTTTTCTCTGACGTACATTTCGTTTAATACGTATACATCTCCGTCCTTGAATCCAACCGTAAGTATTGCATTTGCATGGTTGAAGCCGAAATCCTGACCTATCGCGGCGCTGTCGTATTTCTCCGGATTGCCGTCGTTATCTCTGACCTCCCAGTTATACAGCACATTCGCTCCGGTCTCTCCCCATTCTCCTAAAGCATACACGGCATATCCCTGCGGATCCAGCTTCTTTCTCCGCTGCATCCTGCGATGATATGCCTTGTCGCAGAATGCGTTGTCCAAGTATGTCGTGCTGTGCGTAAAAACATCGCTGTCTTTTCTGTCAAAGAATACCTTTTTAATCCAGTGTGAAGACGACACGGGATTAAACGTAAGCTTAATCTGATAAAATAAATTCTCAGGCAGCTCTCCGCGGAGTCTGTCGTCCAGTATTTCCACATCCTCCTGAGAAAACTCCGTCGCCTCCTCCAGCCATATATCCGTCAGATTTCCCTTTGAGAAAGTCACGGATTTTATTTTTTCTCTCTGTCTCGCGTCGTTCATTCCGTAAAATATTATTGACGCTCCGTTTTTACACTTCATTTGCATAGGGCTGCGCGTTATTTCCCAGTATTTGCTCACTCCCATTCTGCGTATTGCACCTTCCAGGACCGCAAACGTGCTGTTCCTGTTGCTCGTTTCACTTTTTCTCATGCACATCAGATTTCTGCCCGGCTGCGACATCAATCGAAGTATGTAAAACTGCGCCGTATCCACACTCTTCCCGCTTCCCGCGCCTCCTTTCAGCACGACATATCTCTTCCTGCATTCATGTACGGGTCTGAACGCCTCGTTAAATCTCACCGCCGGAGACATATTCCACCTTCATATTCAATTCTTCGTCCGCACTCGTACTGCCGATGTGTTTGAATATCAGCTCCGCCGCGCGTATCCTCTCCGATATGCTCGGCGGTCTCTTTTCTATTCCATAGCTTTTTACTCCTTTCTCCGTCATGCTCGTCAGCTCATACCCTATCATTTCCCCTCTCAATACTTCAGTCAATGTAGACAGCACTTCAGATTCAGTAGCTATTTTAGGTCTGCATTTCTTTGCCAGCCTCTTTCCCGCCTTTCGAGCATACGCTTTTGAATAACCCGCTTTGAGCGCCGCCCGATATTCATCGCCTGTCTCTCGATAGCATTTTTTAAACTCGTCCAGCCGCGCCGCCTTTTCCGCCTCGACATTCAACTCTGTTTCCTCCTTATTTCACTTTTTGTGATGAATTTGCTTTTAGCACTTGACATATTGCTAATATATGCCTGTGTTTAAACTCAATCACTCTCTGTGATTAGCATTATATCACTATATGTGTATGTTGTCAACCCCTGTTTTCACTTTTTGTGTAATTATTTATCCGGACGCACCCTTCTCCCCCTCTTTCATGCTAATACTGCTTGACTATAAAACACCTATTGTGATATAATTTTGTATAGATAAATTGTTTGAAAGTATTTTTATTGTCGTTTTAAATCGCAATTTTTGACAGAAACGACTTTATCCTACTCCTCTTTAAATTGGGAAAATACCCGGTGATTTAATAACTCTAAGAAAGGACGCGCTAGATCTATCAGCGCGCGGTTTGTATCATGCTTGCAAAACGTCTGAAACAGCTTCGGCAGGAAGCTAATCTGTCTCAGGCTGAATTGGGTAAAATATTCGGAAAAGCTCCGAGCGCAATAAGCATGTGGGAGTCAGGTATGCGCCAGCCCGGGATAGAGCAGACGCAGCGCATAGCCGACTATTTCGGCGTATCGCTGGATTATCTCATGGGAAACACCGACATACGCAATTCAGACAGCTTGACAGATCGGCTCGAACCTGAGCTAAAGCCTGTGGATGCAGCTGCTTCTCTATGTATGGTAAACATCGTCGCGAATGTCAAAGCCGGTCCCGGCGGCGTTCCAACAGAGGAGCTTCAGGGAACGGAATATGCGCATGGCATCTCTGATCCATCGCAATATCGCTTTCTTCGCGTAGAAGGCACGTCCATGTCTCCGCGCATAGAGCCGGGCGATCTCGCCCTCGTTCATCTTCAAAACGATGTTGACAGCGGACAGCTCGCCGTAATAATAATAAACAATGAAGAAGCCGTAATAAAAAAAGTAGTTAAAGATGACTCTACAGGAAGCATATCCCTTGTCTCCTTCAACCCTGACTTTCCGCCTCGTATTTTCGTCGGGCCTCAGCGCGAAGCTCTTTATATTTACGGCAGAGTTACAGAAATTACACGCTCATTTTCTTAA